TCCAGCCGGTGCGGATGCCTGAGATGCAGGGCAGCGCCAAGGTGCAGCCTGTTGTCCAGCCGGTGCGGATGCCTGAGATGCAGGGCAGCGCCAAGGTGCAGCCTGTTGTCCAGCCGGTGCGGATGCCTGAGATGCAGGGCAGCGCCAAGGTGCAGCCTGTTGTCCAGCCGGTGCGGATGCCCGAGATGCAGGGCAGCGCCAAGGTGCAGCCTGTTGTCCAGCCGGTGCGGATGCCTGAGATGCAGGGCAGCGCCAAGGTGCAGCCGATGATGCAGCCCGCACACAGCGGCAGTGAGATGGTCGAGCACGGTACCGCGATCACCATCAACGCGCCGATCACCATCAATGCGGCGCCCGGCATGGATGAACGCGCCGTGGCACGCGAGGTATCAAGGGCCCTCGAGGAACGCGAACGCCAGGCGCAGGCCAGAAGGCGGGGACGGCTCTATGACTGAGATTATGATGGCCCTGGGTCCATACAGGTTTTCCATTGATGCCGCCGCGTATCAGCAGCTGATGCGCACAACCGCTTACCGCTGGCCTGCGCAGGAGCGCATCGGGCGCAGACCGGCGCTGCAATTTGTCGGCGTCGGCACGGAGACCATATCCCTCTCCGGGGTTATATATCCGCACTATTCCGGCGGACTGGAGCAGGTTGAGAGTATGCGTGCCATTGCCGCCCAGGGCAAGCCGCAGCAGCTGGTAGACGGACGTGGCAAGATATGGGGGTTGTGGTGCATAGAGCGGATCGAAGAAACACGGACGGTGTTTTTCGCAAATGGGGATCCGCGCAAAATGGAGTTCCGCCTCGCGCTTTCTAATTACGGGGAGGATCTGTAAATGCTGACGTATCGCACAAAAGACGGCGACACCCTGGATTACATATGCCACAAGCACTACGGGCGCACATCCGGCGCGGTTGAGGCCGTGCTGGAGGCTAATCCCTCCCTTGCGAGCAAAGGCCCCATATATACCGCCGGGGTATCCATAAAACTGCCTGAGCTGCCCGAAGCGCAGGCCGAAACCGTTGTGAGGCTGTGGGACTGATGACACCAGACTTCCGCATACTTGCTGATTCTGCCGACATAACCGCCGCGATCCGCGCGCGCTTTGTGTCGCTCAGCGTTACGGATGAGGCAGGCACCGACAGCGACAGCGCCGAAATAACCCTGGACGACCGCGATGGAGTAATCGCCCTGCCGCGCACCGGCGCAGAACTCGAGATCGGCATGGGCTACAAGGAAAGCGGCGTGCTTACAATGGGGCGCTACGTTGTGGATGAAATATCCCTGTCATCAAACCCGCAAACCTTGAGGATCAGATCACGCGCGGCCGATCTGCGCCAGGGGCTTAAGCGCCCACGCACCCGCCCCTGGGAAGATGTAAGCGTAAGCGACATAGTTTCCACAATTGCCGCCGAACACGGTTACACACCCAAGGTGGCACAGGCGCTGGCAACGGAACAGATAAAACATCTGGACCAGCTGGATGAATCGGATCTGCACTTCCTCACCCGCCTCGCGCGTGAGCGCGGTGCAATCGCCAAGCCCGCCGGGGGTATGTTGCTATTTGTGCCGCCGGGCGAAGCAAAGAGCGCTAGCGGTAAAGAGCTGCCAGCCATCAACCTTTTCGGTGGCGACCTCAGCCGCTTGAGCGTGACTATTGCCGAGCGCGGAAAGTATCTTGCAGTTATCGGGCGCTGGCACGATCCGGACACAGCAACAGAGCAGAGCGTTACCGTAGGCGAAGGGGATCCGACCTACACCATCCGCCGCCTTTACCCCGACGAAGCTACAGCCACCAGCGCCGCCCAGGCCCAGCTTGACGCCTTTACGCGCGGCGTTTCTACCTTGCGCGCCACCTGCCCCGGCAACCCCACTTTTGTGGCCGAAAGCCCGCTGAAACTTTCCGGGGTGCGCTCCGGAGTTGACGGAAGCTGGAGCGTGACCAGGGTTACGCATCGGATAGAAAAAGGCGGATACACATGTGACCTTGAAGCCGAGATACCCAAGGGAGGGCAGTAGATGAGAGGCATGGACAGGACAACAGGCAAAAGCCTGGAAGATAAAGACCATCTGCGCCAGAGCATAGAGGATATTTTAACTACACCCCTGGGCTCACGCGTGATGCGGCGCGATTACGGCAGCCGCCTGTTTGAGCTGGTAGACCACCCCACCAGCCCGGCGCTGCTGGTAGACATTTACGCCGCCACCGCCGAAGCAATAAAAAAATGGGAGCCGCGCCTGCTCGTGGAGAGCGTGCAGGCGGACACCATTGAGAGCGGAAAAATCAGCCTGACCCTGACCGGCCGCTATCGACCCAGCGGCGAACCTGTGACTCTGGAGGACATTGTCGTATGAGTGTGATCGACCTGAGCCTTTTGCCTGCGCCCGACGTGGTGGAGACGCTTGATTTCGAAGAAATACTGGCCGCCATGGTGTCCGATTTGCGCCAGAGGGATTCTGAGTTCGACGCCCTGCTCGAGTCTGACCCGGCCTACAAGATCCTGGAGGTGGCCGCCTACCGCGAGTTGCTGCTGCGGCAGCGGGTCAACGATGCGGCCCGCTCGGTGATGCTGGCCTATGCCGCCGGCAGCGACCTGGACCACCTTGCCGCGCTCTATGGCATCGAGAGGCTGGTCATCGACCCCGGTGATCCGGATGCGGCCCCGCCTGTGCCGCCGTCATACGAGAGCGACGCGTTACTGCGGGCCAGGGTCCAGAGCGCCCCCGAGGGGTGGACGAGCGCGGGCAGCGCGGGCGCCTACGCCTGGCACGCCACATCGGCTTCGGCAGAAGTGAAAGACGCCTCGGTCTCAAGCCCTTCGCCTGGCGAGGTGGTGGTGACGATCCTCTCGACCGATACCGACGGAACTCCCTCGGCGCAACTGCTGCAAGACGTATCGGAGGCGCTCTCTGACGAGATGGTGCGCCCCCTGTGCGACGGGGTCACGGTGCAGGCGGCCGAGATCGTGTCCTTTGTCGTGGAGGCGGCGCTAACCCTTTATTTCGGCCCAGATGAAAGCGTTGTGCTCGCTCAAGCCGAGGGGGCCGTCAAAGACTATATCGAACGACAGCACCGATTGGGGCGGGATGTTACCACCTCCGGCCTCTATGCCGCGCTGCATCAGCCCGGAGTGCAGAAGGTGCGGCTCGTCTCCCCGACCCAGGACCTGCCGATCGAAGATCATCAGGCCCCCTGGTGCCAATCTTTGAGCATCACCATGGAGGGGCGCGATGAGTAATTTGCTGCCCCCCAGCGCCACGGCGGCCGAAAGAGCGCTTGGTGAAGCTACCGCCCGCGCCACCGACATCCCCGTTCCGGTGGGCGGACTCTGGGATCAGCAGAACTGCCCCGCTACCCTGCTGCCCTGGTTGGCCTGGGCTCTCTCAGTGGACGTGTGGGATAGCGCATGGAGCGAGGCGGTCAAGCGCCGCGCCATTGCCGAGAGCGTCGCCATCCACCGCCGCAAGGGGACGGTGTGGGCCGTGCGCGAGGCGTTGCGCTCGGTCGGCTTCGCCGAGGCGACGATCCAGGAGGGGCTGCCCCGGCTGACGCACGACGGCAGCCAGCTGCATGACGGAGTGGAGACCTACTTCGGCGGCAGCCGCTGGGCGCTCTTCGACGTGCACGCCGATCTGGGCGAAGGCAAAGGCCTCTCGGGTGCCGACCGGGAGAGGCTGTCACGACTGATCGATATGTCCAAACCGGTCAGCCGTCATCTGCGCGAGCTGAGCTACGGGGTTTCGGTCGGCGATGAGATCAAACCTCAGGAGGCCGCCGCGACGGAGGTATCCCCTGTGCTGACGGAGGAGGCTCACTTCGGCCTGACCTACGGTGGGCAGATCCGGCACGACGGGGCGCAGCTGATCGAGGGGCATGACCCGATACGGCACGACGGGGCGTGGCGCTACAGCTCGGAGCAGGCCTACAGCGGCCTGAGCAAGTACAGCAGGTGGGAGACCACAGGGGCGCGGCACGACAACGAGCGCAGCGGCCTGGATCTCGACGCCATCCCCGTTAGCGCCTGCGACCGCTATGCCCTTGACGCCCCGGCGCACGACGGGCGGGCCGTCTTTGACGCCGCCGGGCACTATGGCGCAGATGGGACCTCCCCGCGAGACGCCTTGGCGATCCGCCTCACCCGACAGGTGCGGCACAACGGCAGACACGGCTACGACGGCGCGCGCCACCATGCGGCGACGTCTGTTGAATCCCTCACAGCATAAGGAGCAACGATATGGATTTACAAGAAAACCTGCCCCTCCCCCAGGGCCGGCTGACCGTTCAGGTCTTTCGCCGGGGGCACCTGGTGGATCAGTGGAGCGATGAAAACCTCATCGTCAGCGGGGCGCGGGCGGCGCTGGCGCAGCTCATCGGCGGCGACGGCGCTGGCAAAACCGTGGCGCAGATCGGCTTCGGTACGAGCGGCGACGGGCCAAGCCCGGACGACGCCGCCTTGACGGGCGCGTATGTCAAAAACCTTTCGGGGCGCACCTATCCCGCGCCAGGGCAGGTCGAATTTAGTTGGAGTCTGGCCACGAGCGAGGCCAACGGCAAGGCGATACGGGAATTCGGGCTCGTGTGTTCGGATGGGTCGCTTTTCTCGCGCAAGGTGCGCGGGGCGATCGAAAAAGAGTCGGATATCAGCCTCTCGGGGACGTGGACCATTACATTTTAAGGAGTTAAATCATGGCAAATTTGAGCGAAGCCAGCGAGTGGGTAGCCGGTGTCTACCAGATCGAAACGACCGATCCGGTGGTGGGCGGACCCAACGGCATCAGCAACGTGCAGGGCAAGCAGCTCGGCAATCGCACGCGGTATCTGAAAGACAAGGTCGAAGAGCTACAGGCGCTGGCCGAGGGGATCGACGACGAGGCGCAAAACGCCATCGTGGCCGCCATCTCCCAGGCTCTGTCGATCTCGGGCGTCAATGCCCAGGCGATAGAAAACCTCCAGCACCGCTCCCTGGCCCAGGGGACGGTGGTGCTCAAAAACAAATGGGTCGTCTCGGGGTGCGTACTGAGCAAGGCGGACATCAGGGCGCTGCACCTGTCGGCCAGCGGCACCGTGGGCAGCGGCGTAAGCCGGGCATGGATCGACGGCGGCATGCGCTTTATCCCCGACGATGACTACCACGTGACGGTCCCAACCAACCCCGGCACCTCCGACGTGGTCTATTACGCGTACCTGACGCTGGAGAGCGGGGCGTACCGGGTCGATGTGGATACGGCCGTCCCCGACGCGGCACTGCTCTTGTACCAGCTGACCGTGCCGGCAGGAGACACAGCAAACAACCTGAGCGCCGTCACGCTGACGGATCGTCGCACGCTGCAGCCCTGGAACGGCTGGACGATCAACACCGTCCAAGACGTTTACGTGCCCCTTCCCGCCCCCCAGCTCAACGCTCCCGATTACGCAGTGGAGCTGATGGTGGAGTCGGCAACCTACATCGGGGCCGTGGGCGAGCTGGAGGTCGTCGACCGGCAACAGAACGGCTTCAAGATCCGCATCAGAGGCAGCGCCGACAACGTGATGGTACGTTGGACGCTGCTCAACCCGGCAAATTAAGGAGGATCGACCATGCAAAAGATCATCATGACAGAAGGGCGCCATGCGACGGTCGCCCTGGAGGGCGCCATCCTGACCGTGGGCAACTGCGCCATCGACCTGGCCGCCCGGCAGGCGGATGTCGCCACCGCCATCGATCTCTCTCTCTCCGGCGACGGCAGCGTCGTCGAGGGCCGAGGGGCGGGATGGTACGTGGCCAACATCGTGATTCCGCCGGCGACCTACACCGATACAGAAACCGGGGAGAGCGGCGAGGACGGGTCTCCCGTCATTGAGCGCCGGCTCGACCCCCTGAAAACCGATCTCGTGACTCTCAACCTGTGGGCGTTGCCCACCACCGCAACCGAAGGAGAATAATCGTGAGCATCATCATCAGCATTAAGGACAGTCTGCGCCAGAGCGTGGAAGCCGCCACCGGCGGTCAGGTAACCGTGATGTACGACGACAAGGGCTATCCCAGCCACATGTGCCGAGTCCCCCTGTTTACTCTCGATACGATCGACCCGGCGTGGCCTGCGACCCCGCACCCCGCCTTCGTGGTCAACGGCACGACGAAGGCGGAAATATGGGTTGCCCAGTACCCCGCCAACGTGCACGACGGCATGGCGCTCTCGCTGCCCGGCCAAGATCAGACAACCTTAGTCAATTACGACCAAGCGGACGGCTACTGCACTGCCAAGGGGGCAGGCTGGCACATGATGACCAATGCCGAATGGGCGGCGATCGCGCTTCTGACCCACAAGCAGTTCGGTGCGGACTCGATCCACGGCAACACCGATTACGGCCGCGACTATCTGGCGACCTTCGAGACAGCACCCCGGCAGGACGCCGGCACGCCGGGCGAAGCCAGCGGCACCGCCCGCACCCTGGCCGGCGCGGGTCCCGCCTCATGGCGGCACAACGGCGAGCCGAGCGGCATCGCCGATCTGGTCGGCAACGTCTGGGAGTGGGTGCGCGGCCTGCGCATCGTCGACGGAGAGATTCAGGTCATCGCCGACAACAACGCCGCCGACAACACCATCAGTCACGCCGCCGGTTCCAGCGCCTGGCGGGCAATCTTGCAGGACGGCTCCCTTGTGGCGCCGGGAACGGCGAACACCCTCAAGTGGAACGCCACCGGGGCTAATGGTACCGGCGCCCCTCAACTGGCAACCGCTGTCACCAGCCAAAGCGATGGATCGACCTCGGCAGGTGTCTGGTACAAAAGCCTGACCGCAGCAAACGGCGTGACGATCCCCGCGATCCTCCAGCAGCTCGGCTTGCACCCGCATGCCACTGACATGAATCGCGGCACGGTGTATATGCGCAACGCCGGGGAGCGTCTGCCGCGCCGTGGCGGCAACTGGGGCAATGGTGCGAATGCCGGGTCTTTCGCCCTGTACTTGAGCAATGTGCGTTCGCTCGTGTACACGGACATCGGGTTCCGCCCCGCTTTCGTTCTGTAATTCTGTTCTCTGTGTTCTGGTGGGGCGGGCGATAGCCCGTCTTGCCCTTTTCCTTGAAAGGTTTTGTGGTCGTGGACGAGTTGAAGATCAGGCGCAAGTGCGAAGACATGATCGCCTACGGGTACGGGGCGCTGCGGCAGTTTCCCAAGGCCGAGCGCCACGTGCTTTCGCAGGAGATCCGTCAGAGCATGTGGAGCCTGTTGCGCCTGATCATCATTTGCAATCGCCGCTACCACAAGAAGACCACTATGCAGGACCTGGATGCTGAGCTCGATCTGCTGCGTTCGCAGATTCGGGTGGCGATGCAGCTTGAATATCTCCCGTTCAAGAAGTACGAGGTCTGGAGCCGGCAGCTCGACGAAGTCGGCCGCATGGTGGGAGGTTGGTTCAAGAGTACCAACAGGGGCGCGGGTAAACATGAGGCGTGAGCGTCTGCCGATCCGTGGCGGCAACTGGAACAATGGTGCGAATGCCGGGTCTTTCGCCCTGAACTTGAACAATGAGCGTTCGAACGTGAACACGAACATCGGGTTCCGCCCCGCTCTCGAAGACAGCCAGAAGTCGGCGCCTTAAGGGGCGACGTCCAGTGCACTTTCGAAAGGACCCGTGACCCCTCGGCCAAGCGCCGAAAAACATGAACAGGCCGGGGCGAGACAGTATCCCAGGGGGAGACCCTTCGCCCCGGCCGCCTTTTACCGCAAGGCTCATGATGGCCAAGACCTACACCGACATCTTTTCATCGATCATCACCTTCGAGTCGCTCTACCAGGCGTGGCTGCGCGTCATCAAGGGGCGGCGCATGCAGGGCGATGTGCTCGCTTTTGAGCGCAACCTGGAGGAGAACCTGATCGAGATCCAGAACAGTCTGATCTGGAAGAGCTACCGCACCGGCCCGTACCGCACCTTTCGCATCTTCGAGCCCAAGGAGCGCATCGTCGCCGCCCTGCCGCTAAAAGACCGCATCGTGCAGCACGCCCTGGTCGGAGCCATCGAGCCGATCTGGGAGCGGCGATTCATCCGCGACACCTACGCCTGCCGTCCGGGCAAGGGGGCGCACGCCGGAGCCGACCGCGCGCAGGCCTTCATGCGCGAGGTCAAGCGCGAGCACGGCTGCGTCTACGTGCTCAAGGCCGATATCGCCAAATACTTTCCCAACATCGCCCACCCGATCCTCAAGGGGCAGCTTCGCCGCCGCATCGCCTGCGCCGACACCCTGTGGCTTCTCAACGAGATCATCGACAGCACGGCCGACCCTGGCGACCCGTTTCCGCGAGGCGTCCCCATCGGCAACCTGACGAGCCAGCTCTTCGCCAATATCTACCTGCACGACCTCGACCAGTTCGCCAAGCACGAGTTGCGAGAGCCCCGATATCTGAGATACATGGACGATTTCTGCGTCATTCACCACGACAAGTCCCACCTTCACGCCCGGCGAAAAACCATTGAGGGCTTCCTCTGGGACAAGCTCTCCTTGCGCACTAACGAAAAGACGCAGGTCTATCCCGTCTCCATTGGCGGCGGCAGGCCCCTCGATTTTCTCGGCTACCGCATCTGGCCCACTCACCGGAAGCTCAGGAAAGACAGCGTGCGCCGCATGAAGCGCAAGCTGCGCAGAATGCAAAGAAAGCAGGCAGCCGGAAAGCCTGCACCCGAAAACATTGAAGCTGTGATCGCATCGTGGGAGGGGCATGCACGGCATGCCGATACGTTTAACTTGCGGAGAAAATTATTGGGCAGGACGCGTTTAAGGTAGGATGAACATGCTTTTAACGGGTGCCAAAGCGAGCGAAGGCAACCGCCCGCGGCCAGGCGGTGGCGGTAAACAGCAAGGCATACATCCAGGGAAACCAGATCCAGGGCGAGGCCCCGGATCTGCCCGTGTATGAGTTTGAGGTGTAGGGTGGGCACTGCCCACCATGGAGGTACCTATGTTTGAAATAAAGCTACAAGGCTACGAACAAGCCCTGGGGATGTTTGACAGCAAGATCGTAGATAAATCCGCGTATCGCGCCCTGAATCGCGCGGTATCGAGTGGACGCACCGAGGCGAGCAAACACATATACGCCAAATGGAATATCAAAAAAAAGGACATTAACCGCGCAGTAACGGCGATAAAAGCCCAGCGCTCCGGCAGCATAACCGCGTTCATCAACGCCAAAAGCCGCCCCTTGAGCCTTACATACTTCGGTGCCAAAGAATATGCGCCATACGCCACCATCAGCAAAGCAGGGCGCAAAACCCGCAAGACGCGCAACCGCACAAAAAAGGGGGTGTATGTAAGCGTTTTACGCGGAGGCAGCAAGACCCACAAGCCAAACAGCTTCATCCAGAGCATGCGCAGCGGACACACTGGAGTATTCGAACGTGTAGGCAAAAGCCGCTACCCCATAAAAGAGCGCAAAGTAGTGACCATCGCCAGCATGTTCGACCAGGCAAACGCGATGCAACCCACGGTGGATAAGATAGAGCAAAGCTGGAGCAAGGAATTTTTCAGGCAGCTGGAGCTGAATGAGTACGGGTAATCAGGCGCGAAAACCATTTACCAAAAATTTACCAAGTTTCAACGCAAAAAAGCCACAAAACACCCACAAAAGCAAAACACAGCAAAACACCCAACAGCCACAAAAACAAAAAGGGATTCCGTCAAATACGCGGAATCCCTTATCTTTTTTATGGTGCCGAAGGCGAGAATCGAACTCGCACGCCCGGAGGGCATCGGTTTTTGAGACCGAACAGAGATTAACGATTCCGGCAAGTTGGCGGGGTGCTTACCATTTGGTTACCGTCAACTTGATTTTTTGTCGTGCATGAATTCGAAATCGTCTTCGTAGATCTCGGGCGCTTCTGGGTGGTCGTAGTGGTTTAGCATTTGTTCGGTTGTGTGTCCAGTGCGGGTTGCTGCCAGGCGTTTGTTGATGCCGAGATCCAGCAACCTGGTGGCGTAGGTGTGGCGGGTGTCGTGCAGGCGCATCTTGATGCCGCATTTAGCGAAATGGCGCGATATCACCTCGCTGATGTTGGTGGCGGAGTAGGGTGGTAGTATGGGGCCGGTTTGCCCGCGTTTGGGCAGCAGGAGGTTGTACAGCTTTGTCCCGAGGCCTATTGTGCGGGGCTTGCCTGTTTTTGTGATTTTGAGTTCCAAGGTGCGGTTTTGCCAGTTGATGTTTTCGAGCCTGGCGTTCATGGCTTCTTTACGTCTGATGCCACAGCCGAAGAGCACGAGCAGGTACAGGGTTAGATGTCCGCCGAGGGGTGGGCGGTGGCTTTTTTGGTCCTGTTTTTCGGCGGCGCTGATTACTTGTTGGATCTGCTCCATGGTGAGGACCGTGGGCTCAATTTCTTCATGCGTGGGGATTTTGAGGTTTTTGAGCAGGGTAAACGGGTAGTGGGTTATTGCTTGCTGCGCAAGCTGGATTTTGAAGATGGCGCGGAGATCGCCAAGGTGGCGGTTGATCGTGCGCGCTTTGAGCGGTTTGGTGCCCTTGCTTAAATGCGTGTGGACCTGCATCTGGCTTAGGGTGTTTTTTAGGCGCTCGGCGTCGAGGTAGGTTATCTGCCCGATCTCGGTTTCTGCGCCGAGGATCTGCAGGATGCGCTCGATGCGGGCGTTGCGGGTTTTGCGTTCCTGGGTGGAGATGTTGCCCCAGGTGCTGCGCCATTCGTCGGCGGCCTGTTCGAGGGTTTTGGTTGCGTTGGTGCGCCGGTTGAGGGCTTGGGCATCTTTTTTGCTGATGATTTCTTCGCGCAGCCATAGCTTTACATCGTCGGCGCTGTACTCTTGGCGCTTTGTGCGGCTTTCGAGGATATCGGCCAGGGATTTTACCTCGTTGGCGATCCCTTTTTTATGCGCACGCCGATTGCGTTCGAGCTTTTGCCCGTCTGGTGTGTGCAGGTAATACCGGATGCGGTATTGGCCGTTTATTTTGCTGATGGATGCCATGGGTTATTGCCTTGGTTTATGTTGCTCGAGGTAGCTGCAATGCACAGATGTACCGACTACAAAGCTTTTTATGAATCCTTTGTCTGAGATGAAGTCTATCCCGAATGCAGCACCTGGCTTATTGGATGGGACACAATATCCACGCTTCTTGTGTGGAATTATCCCGTTCCAGTCTATTCTGGCAGAAATGTTCATGTATGCTGGCTTAACAGCCTTCATTATGAGGTTGCGGTTATGCTCTGTGTCTTCGAGGTCTGCCGCGGCTGAAGTATAAAAATATGTGTTGCCTGGCACGTTCCAGAAGTAATCGGTGTGCTGTGCCTCTGTTTGAGCATAAAGATACTTGTTGCCGTCTGTGTTGAATTTATACACTGTGCGCGGAGCTGCACAGCTAATTGAGGCTGTAAACAAAATGATCGAAGCAATTAAAACAGATTTTTTAAACATTTTTCCCTCCTGTATTTCGACACCTACCCATACGGCACGTCCAACAACTCTTGTTTTCCGTTACGTTTTTATGGGCCGCCTGACATGGGTTACCCGCTAAATTCTTTGGCTATGGTTCTGCCTGCTGGTGTCCTAAGCGGGACGAGTTCTTTGCTTTGGCATCTGGGGCAACCTGTGATGCGTGTGAAGTGGCGCCAGAGCGAATATACTATGCCTGCTGGGAAAAATGCGATCCATAGCACTATTTCTATTATGATGTGCCCTTTAGTTATTTTTTGGGGTCTTACTTTGCTGCCGCAGTTTTTGCAGATGTAGGAGTGCGCTTTTTCTGACTGCTTGATGCTGGCGCATGTCGGGCAGCCACCCGGTGCCTTGTCGCTGTATTTTGCGCCACATTCCTCGCATTTGATTATTGCCATTTCTTGCCCTTCCTTTACACATTAAAACGAATATTTACTAATCGACATGATAAAAAATATCACGGCGCGAGGGCCGTGTCTGACAGATCAGTGCTGCTTTAATGATTTTTGTTATGCGCTCCAGGTTTGGTTTGCTGAGCCTGCGTGTATAGCGTAGTAGGCGGTATTCCTGGGGCGATATTTGTATTGTTTTGTGCATGGCGCTCTCCTGTGTGGGTTTTTTAAGGAGAGGTTAGGCGGTTATTAAAAACAATACAAGATTGTTGTATTTATTTTAAGGTTTTACCGTGGTGGTGGTGTATCAAGTGTCTTTATTTTGGTTTTTAAATTGTGCGACTTCCATCTCCATGAGCGTGATTAGTGCGTGATATTTGTTTTCTGAGTCCAGTTTTCGGTATGTTTCGAGCAAGCGGCGTTCATCGCTGGTGAGCAAAGAATTGTCAGTGCCTTCGCTTACTGTGTGATTTCCACCTGTGCCGCCTATGTACACCGATTTTTCAACCCTGTGGGTGTCTGGGCGCTTGCGGAGTACGCTTGCTTTTAGCTTTACCTCTTCTTCTGGGACACCTTCCAAGAGCATTCGACCGAGTGCCAAGAAATTTTCATATTCAAAGCCATAAGCATCAGCAATACGTTCTTGCAGTCTTTTGCCTGCTGATTTTCTTCCCCCGATTATGTCATTCAGATGCTGGCGCGAAACAGACAGCTTTTCGGCCAGCTTTTTCTGGGCGCCATATCCTTGTTCATCTATTTCTCGCTGTAATGCGCGTATGAAACTTTCTTCAGTGTTTGCCATTCCTTCCATATAGCACCCCCTTGATAACTTGCCAATTCTATAAAAATCATGTGTTTCTTTATTTTTATATTGACAGTTATCCGTCAATGCTTTACTTCTAGTACCCATGAGACATGGAATACGTAAAGAAATAGCAGCGAGGGTCGGGATAACCCCTCAGCACTTCGGCGCGATACTTAAAGGCAAATGGCGCCCCAGCAGGGATTTGTCTTGTCGGCTTGAGGCTGAAACGGGCATCCCAAAAGAAAAATGGGCCTTTGCTTCTGTCGCCGAGCTTAACCATTTCATGTCTGAAAAGTACCCTAAAAAGCAGTAACTTTACATTGCTTGTTTGCACATTTTTGTAAAGCGAGAGGAGAAGGCTGATGGAATCGTGGGAAGCATTGGACATGGCGATCGGGAAGAGATCGAAGGCAATCGCTAAACGTCTGCGGTGTTCGCAGGAGCTGGTGTATCGCTGGCAGCAGCCGATGAATGATTTTAGTCAGAGCGGTGCGTATAACCCGCTGGACAGGATCGAGGCGGTTGTTAGTGAGGCTCAGATCCAGGGTGCTGGTGATGATGCGCTGTTGCCGCTGCATTATCTGGCGCGGCGTTTTAACCAGGCGTTGATACCGATACCGGACGTCAAGCAGGTAAATGATAGCACGACGAAGCAGATGCTTGAGTGTGTGCATGAGTTCGGGGAGTTGGCTGCGGTTGCGGCTGATGCTCTGGCTGATGGGAAGATTACACGGCGGGAGCGGAGCGAGGTTGTGCGCGAGGGCTGGCAGGCGGTTGAGGCTTTGGCGGCGTTTTTACACGCGGTTGAGGATGCGTGCCCGATGGATCGGAGACTGTGATGGATATTACCCGCGATGATCTTCAGCAGATTGTGAGCCAGGCGGTGCAGCAGGCTATGAGCAGCGGTGTGGTGAAAGTCGCAGCTCTGCCGGTGATGTACAAGTTTCCGGAAGACCTGGTGCAGATCCTGGGTGGTCACGTTAGCGAGTGGACTATCCGGGATTGGAAGAAGCGCGGGTATCTGCGGACCATGAAGGTGGGGGCTAAGACTTTTGTTACGCAGGAATCATGGGAGTGGTTTTTGTGCAATCACCGCGAGCTGATGGAGCGCGACGGCAACAGGCGCCCTGCGGCTAACTGATCCCCCCACGCTGTGCAGCTCCGGCCCGTCTGCACGGCGTTCTCAGCCATAGGGCCTGCGACCCTTGCCCCGGCGGTTGTTTCCTCCTTACGCGCCGCCGGGGGCTTTTTGAGCGTGAGGATTGAGGAGGGCAACATGGCTGATAAGAGTTTTGCAAGGCAGCATTTGATTGTTTTGGCTTGGCAGGAGCGAAAGCTTTTGCGGAGTTTAGAGGGCAACCAAGATTATCTGATCGGTTACTACCACGGCCTGCTGTGTGCCTTGCGAGCGATGAGGAGGAGGAGAGCATGAAGGGAATCAAGTTTGTTATCGGCGTAATCGTCTGGTGCGGAGCTACATTCATGCTGTGCGACATGGCGCTCGATGCGCTTGAGTGGCAGCAGGAGCGCCAGGCTGAGGCCGCCGAGGAGTATCGGCGGCTGATGGATCAGGAGCTTGTTGTCCAGCACGCTGTGTATCGGGCGGACAGATGATCCCCCGCACCCCCTCTGTGCTGCAGGCGCTCCAGATTCAAATGTTCATGGCTCGCGGCGAAATGTCGCGGGTCCTTCTGGGCGTACAGCGTAGAGCGGGCGGCAAAGCCCCAATATTTGTGTCCATTTGAGAATTGAATTTCGTTTGGAAAAATGGAATTTGTTTGCGTGATTTCGGATAGTTAGGTGTTAAATGGCTGAAGAGGTAAACGACATTGAGCAGATGAAGCAGATGGTTGCGGCCAGGGTTGCGGAGGAGGGTACCGACTCAGCCGACCAGCCAGCAGCTCCGCCAGCTCCGGAAGACATCGACCGCGCCATCATCGAAAAATGCCTCGAAGGTAACGAGCGCGGCGACGGCATTCTGTACTCGCATCTGCTTTACAACCAGCTCAAGTACAACAACGTATTCGAACAGTGGATGTGCTGGACCGGACACCATTGGCAGCTCGACGAGATGGAGGAACACTACGCCGCCGCCGAAAAAGTCGCCCTCTGCTACGCCAGCCTTCTGCCGGACATCGAAGAAGACCTCAAGGCCGCACTCGCGCAGGAGGAAACAGCCCTCGCCTCATATCTGAAAAACAAGCGCAAGAAGATCCTCGGGCGCATCGACAAACTCCGCTCTGATCGCGGCGTCACCAACTGCGTAAAAATGGCGCGCCACGTAAAAGACAACCACGGCAACTGGATCATGGCCATCGGCGGCAACGAGATCGACCAACAGCCCCTTTTGCTCAGCTGCCCAAACGGAGTAGTAGACCTGCGCAACGGCAAGCTCCGCCCCGGACGCCAGAGCGACTACCTCATGCGCACCTGCAACGTGCCATACCAAGGGCTCGACGCACCCGAGCCAGAAAACTTCAACCGCTTCATGGAGCAGATCCAGCCCGGACACCCCGATCGCGTCGATTACCTCATGCGCGTATTCGCCTACGCACTCACCGGCCTCGACTGGGAACACGACTTCTACTGCCTTTACGGCTCGCGCGGACGCAACGGCAAATCCACCCTCATGGAGATAATGGCCTACATCCTCGGCCCCCTAGCCGGGTCCATCCCCGCCAGCCTCGTCATGGAAAACCACTTCGCCCAAAACAGCAGCGGCCCACGCCCCGAGCTCGTAAAGCTACGCGGCCTCCGCTTAGCCTGGGCCTCAGAAGTAGACCGCCGCCAACGCTTCAGCGCCGGAGCCCTCAAAAACATGACCGGCGGCGACACCATCAGCGCCCGCACACTAAACTCCGGCAAATACCACGAATTTACCCCCACGCACACACTGTTTTTGCTCACCAACGACAAGCCCCGAGTATACGGCGACGACGAAGCCTTCTGGGCGCGCTTCAAACTCATAGAGTTCCCCGTCCACTTCGTCAAAGACCGCAAACCAGACCCAACCAGGCTCGAATGCAAAGCCGATCCCCAGCTAAAAAGCAAACTCTACGAAGAAGCGCCCCTGATCCTCTCCAAACTCATGCGCAAACTCATGGAGTACCACAACATCGGCCTCGCACCACCAGCCAGCGTAATCGACAAAACCCGCGAGTATCAGGAAGACGAAGACATCCTCCTCAAGTGGATCAAAGACCGCTGCGACACCAGCGACCCACAAACATGGAGCCTCGGCAAAGAACTATACGCCGACTTCTCCAAATGGATCATCGAAGAAGGCTACGGCGACCGCGCCTGGGGACGCAACACCTTCAACGAATCTCTGCGCCGCAAATTTTCATTCAAACGCAAAGGACAAGGCAATGGCTTCTACGGCATACGCGTCGAATTTCACGCCTAATTGCATAACTACATCAAAACTACACGCAAAAACTGCACACCCTAATCCCAAAGATTTCAGGTGCTTACGCGGCAATCGTGCAGTTATGTAGTTTGCTTTGGCATGATGGAGCTGTGGGGGATAGGGGCTTTTATATTTTTTGCTCTAATTCCCCGATAAAACTACATTTTTACATTATTAATACAAAGGTAAATAGATAAGTAGTTGAAATAAAAGAAGAAAGCCTAAAAAAGAGACCATGAAGTTTTGAATGTAGTTTGCATGAAGATATGAATTTCTGGTTTGCAAACTGCACAAACAGCACAAAGGCCAAAATATGATACTCCAACTCCTCGAAGAACACGGCATCACCCCCAAGCGCGTCAGCAGCATAAACGGCGGCGAGTACCACAGCCCCTGCCCGCGCTGCGGCGGCACCGACCGCTTCCATACCTGGCCCCAGCAGCACGAAGGGCAGGGCAGCTACTGGTGCCGCCAGTGCAACCTCGGCGGCGATTGCATCAGCTTCCTCATGGAGTACAACGGCCTCACCTTTAAAGAAGCCGCCAAACGCACCGGCAAGCAGCTCGAACAACATCACCACAACACCCACAGCCTGCCCAACATCAAAACCACCACCACCAGCGCACCAACACCGCGCGAATGCCGCACCCCCGCGCAAGCATGGCAGCACCAGGCCCAAGAGCTCGTAAAAAAAGCCCACGCCGACCTGCTCAACAACCCCCAGCAGCTCCAGTACCTGCAAAGTCGTGGGCTAGATCTCGACGCCGTAAAACACAACACCCTCGGCTGGATAGAAACCGGTACCAAAACCTTCACCTTCAGCAGCCGCCAAAAATGGGGCATCGAACCCAAAACCCAAAACAAAAAACCCGACGCCCTCTGGATCCCGCGCGGCATCGTCATCCCCAACATAATCAATGGGCATGTCGACAGCATCCGCATCCGCCGCCCCAACCAGGACCGCACCGGCCAGCTCGCCGATCTCGGCTACTACGTAATCCCCGGCGGCGGCACCGCACCCACCCTGCACGATAACAACGCCCAGGTAGTCACCATAGTCGAAGCCCAGCTCGACGCCGCCCTCATCAACCACCACGCAGGTAAACTCACCAGCGTAATCGCCCTCGGCAACGATTCCGCCAAACCCGACCAGCGCTGCACCCGGATCCTCCAGCAAGCAAAACTGATCCTTGTCAGCCTCGATTTCGACACCCAGGATAAAAACGGCAACCGCCCCGGCGCAAACGCATGGCAATGGTGGCAAAAAAACTACGATCAAGCCCAACGCTGGCCCGTGCCCGCAGGCAAAGACCCCGGCGAAGCCTACCAACAAGGCATCAACATCAAGCAATGGATAGCCGCCGGTATCCCCCAGCAGTGGCACTTCACGCCACCACCAGAGCCAGAGCCACTAAAAGAAACCGACCCGCTCCCAGAGCCAGCCATAGTACCCACCAAAAGCGGCTACTTCCTCGGCATCGTCAATACCCAGGAAGAAAAACAGCCCTTCGCCATCCAGAGTGGCTACAACACCGTCACCCGCGAGGAAGTAAAAACCCTCGCCCGGATGGACGAAGCCCAGCGCAACCACTGGCTCAATCAAAACGGCCTCAAGCTATTCGGCCTCGATGTAGCCGAAGAAGCCGACATCATCACCACCACCGCCAACATATTCGATGGCGTTATATACAAAAACGGCCCCGACACCCAAACCACGGAGCAATCAAAATGATCTACCTATTCCCAAAAACACGCTTCGCCGAAACCAACACCCTGGATGAACAACAGCAACACATCCTTAGCGAAGCCGACGAGATCCGCAACAGCATCGTCAACGCCGAACCCGCACACCGCACCATCGAAGAAGTAATCGACACCTGGCACAGCATCGAGACCTATGTCCGGATCCTCGAAAAAGAACACGGCATCGAGCGCGTCCTCGAAGCCATCGACCAGGTAGTAAAGAAAAACGACGAGCGCGGTTATTACCAGATGCCGACGCCAACCATCCAGATGGATCAGGAGGAAAAATAACATGGTCAATAAAGTGATTTTAGTAGGCAACTGTGGTGCCGATCCCGAACTGCGCTACACCCCAGCAGGCACCGCCGTCACCACCGTAAACCTCGCCACCACCGAGAAATACACCGACCGCGACGGCAACAAGCAGGAAAAAACCGAATGGTCGCGCCTGGTGTTCTGGCGTCAGCTTGCCGAAATAGCCGGGAAGTACCTACATAAAGGCAAACAGATCTATGTTGAGGGGAAACTTTCCACAAGAAAATGGACAGACCAAAACGGCATCGAGCGCTACACCACCGAAATCGTAGTAGACAAAATGCAGATGCTCGGACGCGCCAGCGATGGGCCAGCTAACCAGGGCAGCACCCAGGTACCGGACCAGGCACACCCACAGCAGGGTCAACCCGAGTTTGACCCCTCAGACGAGATCCCATTTTAGATGTGGAGGCGAAAATGGAAAGAAGTTACGGCATACCCCACAAAGAAAACGAGCAGGATCACATCCACCAGCAAGAGATGCTCAAACGCAACCCCCTGCGGATCATCAAGCCCGGAGATCCCGACTTTGAAAGGACTGCCCGGGAGATTATGGAAAATCAGCAGAACGATAAAAAAACTCCGCCGCCAACGCCGCAACCGGCGCATAAACCGGCACAAAAGAGCGCAAAAAAGCTCATAAAATGCAAAAGCTGCGGCGCAGAAACTCACAACCATGGGCGCGGGCTCTGCCCTAAGTGCTACCGACGTGAAGAGCGCGAAGGCACCCTGGATGCAAACTACCCATCCAACCGCGGCGGCAACCAAAAAGAACACTGCGCCGAATGCGGCGCCTTAACTAGAATAGAATCACGCGGCATGTGCCGCAAGTGCTATCAGCGCTGGCACTACCACAATAAAAGAAAAGCAAAAACCGCCGGCACCCAACGGGTAGAACAGGCAAAAGAAAACCTGCGCAAAAACCTGGACAAAAAAAAGGGAGAACGCGCCCAAAGCAGGGTGGGCACCGCCCACCAGGGCACCAAGCCCAAGCCGGACGCAGTAAACCACCCGACCCACTACACCGTCCACCCCTCCGGCATCGAGTGCATCGACATAACCGAGCACATGAACTTCTGCACCGGCAACGCCATCAAATACATCTGGCGCGCAGGGCAAAAAGGCGACCCCATCCAAGATCTCGAAAAAGCCCTCTGGTACATCCGGCGCGAGATCAAACGTATGAAGGAGGCCCAGGCATGAAATACACAGTAACCGGCAAATGTACCAACCCCGGCTGCACTACCAGCATATTCACCACCCAGCGCCGCAGCGTCACCAGCAAACCCACATCCGGCGGAGTGACCACCATCAAAAACGTAGTCTGCCCCGATTGCCGCACCTGGGGAGAAGTAGTCGAGATCCAGGAGGTAAGCGTATTATGACCTGGCAAATACCAGAAACAGCACCCAAAGACGGCACCCCGATCCTCGCCCTTTTCACAGGCTACCCCTGGGGCGTCAGTTGTATGTGGAATGAGGTAGACAAAGAATGGGTCTACGCCCAAGTGAGTGTAAACCTCTTCCACGGCGAGTGGAACGACCACTACTTTGAAAACGAGCGCGCCGCCGAACATGAGCTTCGCGCCTGGATGCCAATGCCGGAGGGAATAAAATGAACGTCAAACTTATCACCCACACCAACTACCCGACCCGCACCGTAGCCCGCGCCGCGTGGATTACCCACAACGCTGATTGGCCCACCGACTACGACATGCACCCGGATCGCTCCGGCCCCCTCGTGCGCCGGGTGCTTGCATCCGGGCACGACAGCATCCTGGAACATGCAAGTTTCACCTTCGCCGTGGATGGCATCAGCCGCGCCTGCAGCCATCAACTCGTGCGCCACCGCGTCGCCAGCTACAGCCAGCAGAGCCAGCGGTATGTTGAGTCAGATATTGAGGCACCAGCCGCAGTTATGCCTGACACTGTAATGGGGAACAAAGACGCTCGCGACTTCTTTGCTAAGGCAACGCTAAACGCCTTCGCAGCATATAAGAACCTAATCGCCGAAGGCATCCCCGCCGAGGACGCCCGCTTCGTGCTCCCCAACGCCGCCACCACCAAACTCGTTATCACCATGAACGCGCGCGAGCTGCACCACTTCTTCGCCCTGCGCTGCTGCAACCGCGCTCAATGGGAGATCCGCGCCATGGCATACCAGATGCTGGATCAGTGCCGCCAGGCAGAGCCCGTCCTGTTCGAAGATTGCGGCCCCGGGTGTTTACGTGGCCCATGTCCGGAAGGGCGCCGCAGCTGCGGCAAGCCGCCGAAGGCTGAGGTTCAAGGTGTCAGGTCCAAGGTTAAAACCCAAAATAACGCTTGCCGATAACCGGCGAGTGAAACGAGATGGAGGTGTCTAATGGGATATTGCGTTTGTGGAGAAAACAGCCCGATTTGTTTTTGCTCGGGTCAAAACGACAAATCGAAAGAGTGGAAATATTTTGAGTTTGAGCAATGCCCATGGTGCGGAAACGATGTCGAGGTGTTGACCGACGCACCAGCCGGATATGTACAGGACGGGGATGCTGTGCGGTGCGTCGATGCCAACTGCGGTTTTAGGTCTAGTGTGTCTGTTGATGACGAAGAAATCTGGATTCAAGACGCATAACGACCATGTTAAGCGGTGGCTGATGGACGGAACACTAGAAGGCAGACGATGTATTCCATCCGCTTGAACTAATTGTTAGTTTGAGCTGCTGAGAAGAGGAGAATTACATGAGAAAAACAGTAGATAATAGGAGGTCTAACTTAAGGACTGTCACTGCAACAGATAACATGCAAAACAGAGGTGCGCAAAAGTCAGCTACCCGATTTGACATCTTCATCGGAGGACAGAGAACATGAATAACATTATCAGTTTCAGCGGTGGCAAAGACTCCACCGCCATGTTGCACATACTGCTTGAGCATGGCGTCCCGGTGTCCCACGTCGTCTATTTCGAGACGGAGTGGGATTTCCCGCAGATGCGGGCGCACCTCGACCTTGTGACGGCCAAGACCGGATTGCGGATAATCCGCGTTCGGTACTACCGCCATTTCGAGGAAATGCTTGCACTGTGGGGCTGGCCGAAGTCTGCCGGAGGCTGGTGCACGGCTAGGAAACATCGGACGTGCCTGAAGTACATCGGCCACATCAAGGGGGACAAGACCGAGTACATCGGGTTTTCCGCTGACGAGGTGAAGCGGACTCAAACCAAGTGGATGAAGGAACGCCGCTGGCCGGTCAAGTTCCCGCTGATTGACGCAGGTATGGGCGAGGCGGACAGCCTGGCTTACTGCAAGCGGCTTGGCTACCACTGGGACGGGCTGTATGAATGGCAAGACCGCGTATCCTGTTTCTGTTGTCCGAAGGGAGGCAAGGCAAAGCGCGAGGCGGTGCGGGTACACGCGCCGGAACTGTACGATGAATGGCAACGGCTGGACGCGGTTGCCTGTATGTCTAAGTCTAAATAAGGAGGGAAAATGACCGCACGAGACAAAAACCGCATCGCCGTCCTCGGCACCATCCTCGGCGCAGCCGAGCTCATGGTAGGCAGCGACCCCAGCGCCACGGTGCAGAGCAAGATCGATGTAATCCAGCGCCGCGCCCAGGATCTGCTCGATAACCTGCCCGACGCCACCGCAAAAGAGACCCGCAGCATCAAGCGCCGCATAATCGCCTTCGGTGCTGAGATCACCAAAAACGGCATCAACGGCATGACCCTGCTGTGCTTTTTAATCGCGCTCATCGAGGCGATCATCGAAGAAACCACCGTAGCCGGAATCAAGAAAAAGTTTGAAGCCCTGCACCGCTCCATGTGCAGCCTGCAGACCTACTACGACCGCGCGCTGAAATACAGCGAATGCTACAAAAAAGCCGATGAACTCGCGACCTGGTGGGCGAAAGCGGCGTAAGACAAAGGAGAAAATAATGGCAAAAGCAGAATATAAAATTTTGCAAGACACAGCAGCAAACGTCCAAAAAACACTTAACCAGTGGCGTCACAGCTACTCTCTCCAAATACATAATTTTGAATCACACCCAGGCGGGGAAGTATGCGTACTTTTAACCCGTGAAGAAATACCACCGCCAAGGTATTAGCCCGGTAGGGTGGGCACCGCCCCGGTCGAAACCTACTCCCGCGTAGTCGGATTCTTCCGCCCCGTCCAACACTGGAACAAAGGCAAACAGCAGGAGTTCGCCGATCGCAAAACCTTCGACCCAGCATAGGAAAAGACTGATGAATGAGATGATAGAAACGCGATCACATGAAATAGTTAGTGAGCGGGCCGAATTTGGCCGTAGCACGATGGACATAAAGTGCCCGTTTTGCGGGGAGGTCACGACTGCTTACAAATGGTCATTGGCGGGAAGCGGTAAAAAATGTGGATGCGGCGCGAAACATACTCTCTACCGAGGGACGGTCAAGAAGAGCGCCTAACCCATCAAGCAAAATAGAAAGGGTTTATTGATGGAAAAAATACTCGACCCATGTTGCGGCAGCCGGATGATGTGGCATGACCGGAAAAATCAGAATGTGATTTTTGGTGATTGCAGGTCGGAAACCATCACTGTAACAGACCGAAGTCACGGCAAAAAAGATGGCACTCGGACGCTGCAAATCGAACCTGATGTGATGATGGATTTTCGCGCGCTGCCTTATGAAGACAACTCCTTTAAGCTGGTCGCATTTGACCCGCCGCACCTAGTCAGAGCCGGGCCTAAAAGCTGGCTGGCCGCTAAGTACGGCAAGCTGAGCGACACTTGGCAAGAAGATATCCGCCGAGGGTTTGCCGAGTGCCTGCGAGTTTTGGAGCCGGGCGGAACGCTGATTTTCAAATGGAATGAAACTCAGGTGAAAATTGGCGAAGTTATAAAACTGGCACCGCAGCCGCCTCTGTTCGGGCACTTATCAGGACGAAAGGGGCTTACGCACTGGCTAGTTTTTATGAAGGAGCAGCCACCTGAAACCTTGAACCTGAACCCTCAACCTGCATTTAACGGAGAAAAAATGAGCAAACAACCATCCGAAACAATCGAAAAAAAACGCAAACTAAAACGCGCCCTCGAAGAAGTCGGCATCAAATTCCAAAGCCAGGGCCACGTGCGCATAAACTTCACCGGGAGCGGCGATGTCGGGAAAATTGAAATACTAAGGACGGAATAATCCAGAGGCGAACGACAAGCTCACCGGACCGGGACCGCGCAGCGGTTCCCGGCCCGAGTGAAGCGCTTGGTTAGGACATTTTTAGAGGAGAAGATAAATGGAGGACAGATTCGCAAGCCCGAAAAATCTTAATTTGGCTGATATTGATTGGATTGGCGATGAACTTGGAAAAGCCCTTAACGCTGGAATTGCCGACGCAGTAGAGGCCGCTGTCGATAATATCGCCAGACAGGTCAAAATAGTCACCCTCTGTGATGGAGATTTAGCGATATTGCTGAAACCCGTGGATATGGAAACCGAAAAAGAAAAGTTCGTCACTGTTCAGTTTGATTCAGAAAATATCCTCGTCGAATTCAATTTTTTTGAGGCGCTGGAGGCCGAGGTCGAGTGGTGGGTTGAAGACGGACGGCCAAGCCCTGGCGAAACCCGCATCGATGAGTGGCCTGATCGCAAAGCGGAGCTATTAGCTCTGGCGGAGAAAATTAAGGCCCTGGCTGATAGATTGGCCTAAAAATCTTTCGCCTCTCCAACCCCGGCCACTGCCCCCGCGCAAGCCACGCAAAACCCAAAACCAAGCCCACCGGCACCGCAACACAGCGCCCGGAGATCCCAGCAACAATGCGAGGAATCCGGGCGCTTTTTTGTAGGAGATATTATGCACAATAAAAACAAGCAAGAAAAAAAGCAGCTGACAGAATATGAAATTGCAATAAACAAGCTGATAGAACCCGCGCACCGCGAAGCTGAAGCACAAGTAAAAAAAGAGGGGTTTTCTAACCCACAAGAATACAGCGAAAAAATGACACTTGCTTACCATAAAGCGATGGATCGAATGGCGCACGAAAATGGGCTGAGAACAACATCAAGAATATTCGCGGAGGCAAAATGAGACCAGAAATCACAGAAGAACAAAAGCGCACTATTGAGCAAGGCTTCAAGCGCGCCCGCGTCCATGTCAAGCGGGGCGAGGTAACCCTCAGCTTTAGCCCCGAAGGCAAAATTGGCAACATCAAAATAATCACCAACCACTAACCCACAACCAAATAAAGCCCGAACCACGGCAACCCTGAAAAGGAGCCCGTAAACCACCAGCACTCACGCTGGCTTTACGGGCTTTTTTTATGGAGCGCCGTATGAACAAAAAACCAGACCTCCTAACCCGCGTAAAAGACCTGCAGCAGCACTGCACGCAGGAAGAAAAAGCCGAACTCACCGCCTTCTACAACGCGCGCCAGCGCACCCTGACCGCATACAACGAAGACAGCACCGCCGCGCGCAAGAAAGACTACGACGCCGCGCGCGAAGGTCTGACCGAACTCGTCGAGCGCCTGGAACAGCAGTACCTCGCGCCCGAGCCCCAGACATCCAGACCCGCGTACCACCCCACAGATATCCTGTTCCGCAACTCCACCGAGATGTACCACCACCTGAAGGACAAAGGCTGGGATCTATCCTCGCGCCAGACCCTCACCAACCACGCCAAAAAAGGATCCTTGCAGCTCGCGCCCGATCGCTCCATCACCACCGCCGCGTTCGAAGCGTGGAAGAACCACCCCGAAGGCGGCCAGCGCTACTACGAAAGCTACATCCGCCACCAGCGCGACGCCCTAGGCACCATCGAAGAAAACGCCCTCAAAAAATCCAAAGACGAAGCCGAGATCATCGCCCTCAACCGACGCAAAAAAGAGCGCGAAGAACAAAAAGAGATGGGCCTGCTCATCACCCGCGAGCAAGCCGACGCCGAAGTCTGCGCCTGGACAGGCATCACCCGCGACACCATCGCCGCCCACATCATCAAGCAGGTACCAACAATCATCCACACCACCGGCGGCCAGATCCAGACCCAACCAGAACTCGAAGCCCTCATCGAACAAACCATAGATGCCGCCTGCAACGCCATCGCCACCAGCGACGAGGTTGATGTGGTGATCGAAGGCGAGCCGGAAGAAGACACCGAAGAAATGGACGAAACCGCGTAGGGGCGCTGCTTGCCGCGCCCATTGCACGGGATAGCAACCAAACAACAAAGGGCGCAGCAAGCAGCGCCCCTACGATAACCGGAGAAACCGGAGGAAAACCATGCAACTAATCCCCCAAACCGTCAAACCCCTGCCAGCGCACGCCCACATGGCCGGCAGGCGCTACACCGGCAAACCCTCCCGCGCCCTGCGCCGCCGGATGCGCACGCCCGAAAAACTCAGCATCAGCCAGTGGGCCGCCAAATACCGCCGCGTCACCGCCATCGACGCTTACCCCGGCCCGTGGGAAGCCGAGCAGGTGCCCCATCTCGCCAAAATCATGGACACCATCAGTCTGCCATACGTGCGCGAGGTCTATATGTGCATGCCCGAGCGTGGCGGCAAAACGCAGGTGCTGCTCAACACCATGGGCTGGACCCTCGACCAGGGCAGCAAGTCCGGCAATATCTTCTGGCTCATGCCCACGGAGAGTGAAGCCAAAAAATCCATGAGCGAGAGGATCATCCCCGTCCTCAAAGCAAAAGACGGCTTTGGCCGCCCCGGACGCCTCGCGCGCTACCTGAGCAAATACGATGACGACACCAAGCGCGGTACCATCCGCTTCAACACCGGCACCAGATTGTTCCCCGCGTGGTCCAACTCGCCCGCATCAATGGCGTCATACTTTGGCAAGCTCAACATCGGCGACGAGATCGACAAGTTCGAAAAATCCACCCGCGAAGGCACCGACGCCCTCACCCTGATCCGCAAACGTGGGCGCGATAACCGCACCAACACCAAAAACGTCTTTGCATCCACCCCAGGTGCCGCGCGCCGCATCTACACCATGAGCATGCACGAAGCCCAGCAGGTGTGGCAGTTCTACATGCGCTGCCCCGAATGCGACGCGCCCATCTGCCCAGACGAAACCCACCTCGATCTCCCCGCCGGCGCCACCGCCTCCGAGGTCGAGATCACCGGCTGCAGCATCGCCTGCCCCGCGTGTGGCACCCTGCTCGAAGAACACCAGCGCCACAGCGCGTATCAATCCGGCACCTGGCTCTGCACCCAGGGGCAGGATATCAAGCGCCCCGGCACCGTCGGCTTCCACATGAGCGCGTACTGCCTCCCGCGTGTGCCCCTCGCCGAAATCGCCGCCGCCTGGCTGCGCGCCGAGCACGGCAGCACCGTTCACAAAACAGCCTACTACAACGGTTACCGCGTACAAGATTACGACCCCCCACGCGCAACCGAAAACTGGCGCGATGTCCTCCTCCTGTGCGACGAGCGCCCGCGCGACCTCGTACCCAACGACACCGCCGCCCTGATTCTGCAGGTCGATACCCAGCAGGATGGCTTTTACTACGAGGTTGCCGCCGTAGGCTACCAAACCACCGGCGGTACCGTATCAAGCTATCTGGTGCGCAAAGGCTACCTGCTCACCTTCGCCGATCTGCTCGACCTCGCCGCGCGCACTTGGCACAGCGCCGATGGCAAAGAATACAAAATCTGCTCCGCCCTTATCGACTCCGGCGGTGGCCGCAAAGCAGGCATGCCCGCCAAGCACTCCCGCACAAAAGAAGTATACGAGTTCTGCCGCCAGAACCCGATATTCAGACCCGTAAAAGGCAAGCCCCGGCGCGACACCGCCATCAAATACAGCAAAATCGACGTCTGGCCCGGCACCAGCAAGCCCATCCCCGGAGGCCTCCAGCTCATTATTCTGGATGTGCATTTCTTCAAAGACGCCCTCGCCAGCGCGATGCACGTAAACCCCGGCGATCCGGGCAGTTTCAACCTGTATTCAGGATACACCGAGCACCAGCTCAACAACCCCAACAAAACGATTGAGCCGGAAAACGAACTCACCGACTACGCAAAACACCTCTGCGCCGAGTACCGCAACGACCTCGGCAACTGGGAGCACGACAAAACCGCCGGACGCAACGACTACCACGACTGCGCCACGTACCGCATGGCGCATATCGAGATCCTGCGCCAGGGCGGAGCCCTCATAAACCCCGACGACCAGCAAACCCGCCGCCCATCCCGCACAATACGCAGCCAAGGAGTAAACCTATGACCCCGCGCAAAATCACCCTCTCCGAAATCGACGAAGTAAAACGCCAGGTAATTCTTGAAGCCTTAAGCTTCGACGTAAAAACCACCGCCGCCATCCTCGGCTACAGCGAGCGCAAAGTCCTAAACTGCGTAAAAGACGGCAACCTCACCGCCCGCTCCGATAACCCAGGCCGCAAAGGCTACGTAATATCCGCCAAATCCCTCATGGATTACGCCCAGGATATCGAGATCCCCGAAGAATACTGGCAGCGGTAGGGTGGGCACGTCCCACCACCTTGAACCTGAAACCTTGCACCTTGAACCTAACCACCGGAGAAACCCCATGAAAATCGAACAAATACCCATCAACGACCTCACCCCATACGCGCGCAACAGCCGCACCCACAGCGCCGAACAAATCACCCAGGTAGCCAACAGCATCCAGGAGTTCGGCTTCACCAACCCCGTTCTGATCGACAAAGACGGCGGCATCATAGCAGGTCACGGCAGAGTAATGGCCGCCAAGCAACTCGGCATCGATCAAGTCCCCTGCATCCGCCTCGGACATCTGAGCGAAGCACAAAAACGCGCGTATGTGATTGCGGATAATAAGCTGGCGGAGAACTCGAGCTGGGACAACGAAACCCTCGCGCATGAATTCCAGCAGCTGCTCAACCAGGAATTTGAAATAGCTCTCACCGGTTTTTCAGATGTAGAGGTCGGCGAACTGATGCAGATCATCCCAGACACCCTGGGCGAAACAGATCCAGACGAAGTGCCGGAAGTGCCAGAGGAAGGAGAGGTTGTTACCGCCCTCGGCGACATCTGGTGCTGTGATGGCCACCGCATCATGTGTGGCGACAGCCTATCCCACGAAAACCTTGATTTGCTCCTGGGGGGGGGCAAAGCAGATATGTGTTTTACTGATCCGCCTTATCTCATGGATTTTGTCGGCTCGCCGCCATCAAAAACAGGAGGAAAGCGCCCCAAGAACTCACAGCATAAAAAAATAGAAAACGATAATCTTTCCCGCGAGGAAGGTGACAAGTTTCTTCGCAATATCTGCCTCGCCGTCAGGGAGTTTTGCGCTGGCCCATGGTATATCTGTTTTTATCGCCTCGGCATCGACAGAATTCTCTCTGCGATAAATGTCCAAGGCTTGCGCTGGCGCAGCATGATTGTCTGGAAAAAGAACAACATAAACCTTTCAAACTCAGACTATAAATCGCTATACGAACCAATAATCACCGGTTATGCCGACGATTTTGACCCCATATTCTATGGCTGGAACATGGAGCACAACTGGTACGGCAAGAAAAACGAGCGTGACGTTTGGGAGATAGAGTTGCCATCCATCTGGGAGATATCAAAAACAAAAGTGAACGATTTGCACCCGACCATGAAGCCAGTAGACCTGGTGGTACGCGCCATCAAAAACAGCAGCAGGCGCGGGCAGGGTGTACTTGATCTTTTTCTTGGCTCCGGCACCACGCTCATAGCCGCAGAAAAAACCGGGCGCATATGCTACGGCCTCGAGCTTGACCCAAAATACTGCGACGTAATCATCCAACGCTGGCAAAATTTCACCGGCAAAACCGCCACCCTCCAATCCACCGGCAAAACCTTCGACCAGATCAGCAAAGCGCGCGCATAACCTAAAAAACATGGAGATTTTATGCAAAACGAAATAGGAGCATGCACCACATCCGGCAGTGGACTGATATACCTTGCGACACCGTATAGCCACGCCGAGGCTGAAATCAGAAATTACCGATTTCTGGAAGTTAACCGCGTGGCAGCCAGTTTAATGCGGGAAGGTTTGTACATCTATTCCCCAATAAGCCACACCCATCCGATTGCCATGGCTGGCGAAATGCCAAAAGACTGGGAGTTCTGGCAGGGGTATTGCCTAACCATGCTGCAGTCGTGTAGCAAAATGGTTGTTCTGATGCAGGATGGCTGGCGGGAGTCTGTCGGGGTACAGGCAGAAATAAATATCGCACGTAATATTGGCATGCCAATAGAGTTTATGGCACACGAATAACCACCGCCCACCACACCCCATAACCCCGGTGGGCAATGCCCACCCTACAACCCCTCCGGGCGCGTGTGCGTATTCAAAAACCACTCAAAAATTTACGCCGGAACCGGCGATAAATTTGATTTCGCCATCGAATCCAGCGCCAACATCAACACCAACCCCCGCACCGAAAACACCACCATCAACATCGGTACCGACATTTATAAATTCTACAAAGACTTCTTCGACGGCATAAAATCCTTCAACGGTGATTATCCGGATTGGCTGCCCAGGGAAGGGTAAAAAAACGACATGATAAAAAGAAAAAGTGCTGTATATTGTTGACAATGTAATACAGTATGATAGTATTACACACAAGAAAGGGGAACGGATAAGCCGATCCCCGAAACCTGAAGCCCCGAAAAAGGGGGAAGGAGGATACTATGAATAAAAACCGACTGAGGAAAAAGCTGTCTGTCCTGAAAATAGAAGGGAAATTACAGGGGACGATAAAAAGCGCCATGGCACGCCACGAAGAGCGTGCCTCTTGGAAACAAACCCAGGACACCTTGAGTCTGCCTGTATCTGAAAGGCTCTTGCGCCGGTCCACTCTCGTGCCACTCGGCCCAGAATCCATACGGTACACTGAAGAATATAATCAGAAAAAGTACCCACGACGGCGTAACTGGCTGGACCCACGCCCGATAAAAACCCGCCACACTCTGAGTTGCGACGAAATAGACAACGGCGAGTATTCCAGCCGTTGCACGTTCCACTATTGGACATATATACCAATCGTTACGTCCAGTGCCCTGATCATCAACAGCGGACAGACTATTATCTGGAATTTCGCGCTGAACACCCCAACCCATCTGAAAGCTCCAAGAGGTTATCACTGGGATGTAGATAATAACGGGCTAAGGCTCGTCGCAAATCGCAACAACGACATTGACTACCATGTCAACAGCGATGATCTAAATAATTATGACGGGCACGATCTCGCCCGGAAAGCGCGGGAAAACCACAAAATCAGAGTCGAGGAGCGCAAGAAAGCACGCGCCGACAAAAAAGCTATCCTCACCGCTGAAAAAGAAGGGTGTATGGTATGTGCAAAAGACTCTATTAAGGCAGGCAACTGCAAATACGGAACCATCAGCTTCGCCAAACGGCACCACCTTGACCCGGCAAAACACTACAAGCCCAGCGATTTGATGACTCTTATGAACGACGGCGATGCACCCCGCGTCAGACTTGCAGTAGCCGTCGCACTGCGGCGGCACAAGCAGGAAGTAGCACGAGGATATGCCATGCTTGAAGACCATACCATCTGATTACTACTTACTACAGCCCCGGCTCCGGTCGGGGCAATAAACAGAAAGGAGAATGACCATGGAAAAGTTTGAAGCGTTTATTGAAGTTGCAGCGGGGCCGCTGGGCCTCGTGTTTTTCTCATCTGACGATGGGGTTACAATAACCCAATCTCCCCGCAAAGGGGAGGCCGGGAAGCCGGTTGATATAATTTTTCCAAAGGATAACGGCTGGACAATTCGTCCGGTCGAAGAATAGCTACCCCCTACCCCTACCCGCCCCTCTCCGGAGGGGCTTACTTTTAAGGAGGAAACATGCCAAGAAAATCCATCTATCTACCAGACGGAATAATGCCCATCATCGGCGCGTCCGATTCCGGCGGCTTCTCCCAGCGCCTCGTGGGGATCATCAAGGACTGGCAAGCGATTATCGCCGACGCCATGCCCACCTTAAAGGAATCAGAATGGCTTTACCTCATGGACATGCTTAACGGCGTTGTCCTCGAAGGGAGGCAAGCCCTGTTCCTCGGCTCCGACATAATAGAGTCCGGCGAAATGGACAGGCTCGACAAGAAGTGGGACGTTGACGCGCGTGAGTTCAGAGAACGGATCGACGCCCTCACCCTTGCCGGGAAGATTGCGATCCAGGACGTCGCTTACCGCTTCTGGCAGCCCCACGGGATCGTCACCGAATACCGCGAGGTGCTGGAGAAGTGCGGCGCAAACATCGCCAAATAACCCCGGTGGGCAATGCCCACCCTACAACCCCACCCGTAGGGGCAGGCCCCTGTGCCTGCCCTTGCCCCTTGAACCTGAAACCTTGCCCCTTGAACCTCCCCAAACCACCACATCTAGCGTAAATCTCTCCGCAAAACCCTACATATACACACCATTGCCCACTTTCTCCCCTATAAAATACCCCGCATAATAGCCGCACGATTACAAAAAAACTCTTTTTTGCAACGCGCGGAGCCTTTAATGCCCCTCGATTTAGCCACAGCACAGCGCAAGCTTGATTACTGGCACGAGCAGGAAGAACTCGCCGCCACCGAAAGCTACACCATCGATAGCGGTGGCAACCGGCGCCAGGTAACCCGTGCCGATCTCGCTGCAATATCCAAGCGCATCGACTACTGGGAGAAAAAAGTTGCCCAGCTCTCCGGGCGCTCGCGTGTGCATCATGGGGTGCCGTTATGATTACCCCCAGCAGCAACTGCCGCATCGGCAAACAATACCCCCGCGTAACCAACGCCTATACCGGCGCGGATCGCGGCCGCCGTGCCTTTGCAAACTGGCAAGTAACCTCCGGCGACGCCGACGCCGACACCCTTGCCGATCTGCCCACGCTGCGCCAGCACTCGCGCGACCTGATTCGCAACAACGGCCTTGCCGGTGGCGCGGTAGAAACCAACATCACCAGCGTGGTGGGCAGCGGGCTTACCCTGCAATCCACCATCGACCGCGACATCCTGCGCCTCAGCCAGGAAGAAGCCGACCGCTGGGAATCCAGGACCGAGCGCGAGTTCGCCCTGTTCGCCAAACACTGCGACATGAACCGCACCCTCAACTTTTACGGCTTGCAAGAGCTGGTGTTCCGCTCCACCCTCGAAAACGGCGACGTCTTCACCCTCACACCCTGGCGTCAACGCCCCGAATCACCCTACGAACTCAAGCTCAAAATAGTCGAGGCCGACCGCGTAGGCAATCAGGGCAACTGCGCCGACCGCCCCGGCCTTGCCGGTGGTATCGAACGCGATGCAGACGGCGCACCCAGCAAAATCCACATCATGAAATACCACCCCGGCAGCGCCCTCTACCGTGCGCAGGAATGGGATATCGTCGATGTATTCGGTAAGCAGTCCGGGCGTCGTCAGGTAATACAAAACTTTTTCACCCTGCGCCCCGATCAATCGCGCGGGGTGCCGTACCTTGCCCCCATTATCGAGCTGGTCAAACAGCTGGGCCGCTACACCGAGGCCGAAATAATGGCCGCTGTGGTCAGCAGCATGTTTACCGTGTTTGTAAAATCAGAATCAGGGCAGGGGCCGTTTGCCAACGGTGCTGGTGCCTACAGCCCCGCCGGTCAAGCCCCGGCAGACACCAAGAACCCCTTGAACCTCGGCAACGGCATGGTGGTCGATCTCGCCCAGGGCGAAAGCATCGAAACCGCCAACCCCGGACGCCCGAACCAGAACTTCGACCCCTTCGTCCTCGCCATCATGCGCCAGATCGGTGTGCGCCTGGAGCTACCGTTTGAACTCCTGGTCAAGCACTTTACCTCCAGCTACAGCGCCAGCCGCGCCGCCCTCAACGAAGCGTGGAAATACTTCACCAAGCGTCGCACCTGGCTCGCTGACTACTTCTGCCAGCCCGTGTACGAATTATTCATGGATGAAGCCGTGGCAAAAGGGCGCATCAGCGCGCCCGGTTACTTTACCGACCCCGCCATCCGCCATGCGTACCTCGGCACCAAGTGGACAGGCCCCGGACGCGGCCAGATCAACGAGCTGGTCGAAGTCAAAGCCGCCGCCACCCGCGTGGATGAAGGGTTCAGCACCATCGCGCAGGAAACAGCCCAACTTAACGGCGGCAACTTCGAGCGCAACCACCGCCAGCGCGTCAAAGAGCAACGCATGCGCGAAGGCGACAACCTCACCGAAGCCATCGCGCCGGAAACAACAGGAGCATAAGCCATGAACTGGTACGAAATAAAAAATCAGGCCAAACACGCCGACATCTACATTTTCGATGTAATCGTCAACTACGCCTGGGATGAAGATGAAGTAACCGCCAAGGGCTTTATTGACGAACTCAACGCCCTGGGGGACCTCACCACTATCACCGTCCATATCAACAGCCCCGGCGGCAGCGTGTACGCAGGCAATGTGATCCACAACGTGCTCAAGCGCCACCCCGCCAAAGTCACCGTTATGATCGACGGCCTCGCCGCCTCTATCGCCTCGGTTGTCGCCATGGCCGGGGATGAAGTCATCATGCCTAAAAACGCCATGATGATGATCCACGACCCCATGAGCATCTGCGCCGGAAACTCCACCGACATGCGCGCCTGTGCCGATATGCTCGACAAAGCCCAGCACAGCATCGTCACCAGCTACACCACCAAGACCGGCCAGACGGACGAAAAAATAAAAGAGCTGATGCGCGCCGAAACCTGGATGACCGCCACTGAGGCGGTAGAGCTCGGCTTTGCCGACACCATCGAGCACGAAACCCAGATCGCCGCCCTCGATGGCTTCGACCTCAGCGCGTTTAAGCATCCGCCCGAAAAAATAACCAAACTCGCAAATAATGCACCAGGCCGCAGGCCACCAACTGCCGCCATCAACCAACCCCCCAACAAAGGAGCAACCCCCATGGATCTGGAACAGTTGAAAAACGAGCACCCAGAACTGGTGGCACAGCTTGAAAAAGACGCGGTAACCGCCGCCGCCGATCAGATCAAAGCTGAAGCTGCAGCCGCCGAACTCAAACGTATCCAGGATGTAGAAGCACAGCTCATCCCAGGACACGAAGACCTCATCGCAGAGCTTAAAGCCGATGGCAAGACCACCGGCCCCGAAGCCGCCGTTAAGGTACTCCAGGCCGAAAAAGAAAAAGGCCAGCAGAACCTGCAGAACATGCGCAACGACGGCACAGGCATCAACGTCCCCGCGTCGGAACCAGGCAACCAGGACGCAGGCGCTGCCAAGCAGGACGAGATCGCAAACAACATGCTCGCCGGCATGGGCGCGGCATAAAAGGAGGCAACAATGAGTGAAATTTACACCCCGGATAACCTGATCGCAGGCGGATTCCCGCTTACCACCGGCGGCATCACCGTAGCCTCCGGCCAAACCCTCAGCCGTGGCGCGGTCCTCGGCGAAAAAACCGCCGACGGCGAAGGCGTCCTCGTAGACAGCGCCGCCACCGACGGCACCGAAAACCCCTACTGCATCCTTGCCGAAGATGTAGACGCATCCGAAGCCGCAGTAGAAGCGCCCGTGTACCTCTCTGGCGAGTTCAACGAAGACGCGCTCATCTTTGGTGGCACCGATACCATCGCCACCCACCGCGCTGCCCTGCGCGACCTGAGCCTGTTCACTAAAACCAACGTCTCTGCGTAAAGGAGTTTAACCGATGAAACGAACTATGCTTATTTATGGCCTGCTCTCTCTGGTCTGCGTTGCAGCCGCGTTCCTGTGCGGAGGGCCGGTATTCGCCGAGTCTATCCCCAACGGGGATGGAACCTTCCCGATGCTGATGGCGGCAGGTACGCTCTCAGCATTTGAAACCCGCACCATGCTCAAGGCCCTGAGCCAGCGCAAAGCGCCCACTCAGTTCCTCCTGAGCACATTCTTCAAAGGCTTCCAACAGTTTGATACCGAGCATGTCGATATCGAGATCATTGCCGGAGATGAACGCCTCGCCCCGATCGTATCCCCTGTGGTGGCTGGCAAGGTCATGGACGCCCAGGCGCGCGAGATCCGCAGCTTTAAGCCCGCGTATGTCAAGCCCAAGTTCCCTTTTAAGCCGTCTGATCTGCGCATCACCAACCCCGGCGAGACCATCTACCAGCAGGATCTCAGCCCCGAGCAGCGCGCCCAGCAGAAAGTGGGAGCCAAGCTCGCCGACCTGGACGACGCCATCACCCGGCGCGAGGAAGCCATGGCCGCCGAAGCCCTCAACACCGGCAAAATCCACGTAGTGGGCGAGGGCGTCGATGCCTACATCGACTTCCAGATGCCCACCGCCAACATTGTCACCCTCACCGGTACCGATCTGTGGACCGACGCAGGCAGCGACCCCGTTGCCGATTTCGAGGAGTTCGCCGCCCTGTGCGACAAAACCCCGGATGTAGCCGTCCTGGGCGATAGCGTATGGACAGCCCTGCGCAAAAACGATGACTTCATGGCCCTGATGGACATGCGCGCCGTCGAGATGGGGCGCATCAACCCCCAGCAGCTCCCCGAGCAGGTAACCTACCTCGGCCAGTTCCGCAGCAACGGCGTATTTGTCGATCTCTACACCTACGGCGCCACCTACACCGACGACGAAGGCGTCAAGCAGAAGTTTGTCCCCACCGACAAGCTCTGGATGGGCAGCTCCCGCGCGGAGAACAAAAAGCTCTACGGCGCGATTGAAGACTTCGTCACCGCTGCGGTGCCGCGCTTCCCCAAAACCTGGGTTACTGAAGACCCTGCAACCCTGTGGGTCATGGTGCAATCCGCGCCCCTTATCGCCCTGCTCGACAGCGCCAGCTTCGTTAGCGCCAAGGTTGTGTAATGGGCAGCGACGCATAAACCGTAGGGGCAGGCCCCTGTGCCTGCCCTTGCTAAAACACAGGAGAAACCATGAAAGTAACCCTGAATCAAACCGTTAAATACGGCGGCAAATATCACAAGCCCGGCGAAACCATCGACTGCAAAAAGAACATAGCAAACGACCTGCTCAACGCCGGAATAGCCACAAACTACGCGCCACCGGTGCAGCCGGAAGAACCACAGCCAGACCAGGAAGAAGACGAGCAGGAAAACGAAGAAACCGAAGACTAAAAACGCCGAGCCGCTACCGCCCGGCAACGCCGGGGCGTAGGTCCTTTCTCCACCTGCGCCCCGGATAGTAAAACGCAACAAAACAGGAGCAACCGTGGAAGATCGCAGCCAGGACCAGATGATACGACAAATTGCCGAGCAGCAGGCATCAATGGCGAGAAAACTCGACAGTATGAGCCAGGCGTTGACCGAGCT